CCCCTACCCCCAGGTCTGGAGAAATGGTGAAGCACCTAAATAGGTAGGTAGGCTTGTGGTGCTCCGGTGGGACGGAGTGTGAAGGACCAAGGGACGCCGGCCCCGCCTTGCGGGGCTTTTTGTTGCCCCCCGCTAACTTGGATAGGTAGCCCACCTCCCCCTGGATGTCGATTCTCAGCGTGATCGCGGGCGGGAAGGTACTGGAGAAGCCCCAACGCACTGCCACACGCTGCACGGAGACCTACTCGGCCCTGCGAAAACGCATCTACAAGGAGCTTTTACCCCCACAAAAGGAGTTTGTGGACGACACTGACCACAAAATCCTCGGCTATTGCGCAGGATTTGGTGCCGGCAAGACATTTGCTTTGTGCGCAAAAGCTGTGTTCTTGGGTATGGACAACCCAAACACAACTGCTGCTGTCTTTGAGCCAACAAATATCATGCTCAGGGACGTTTGGATGCGTGCATTTGACGACTTTCTAGAACAGTTTGGGATCGAACATGACTTCCGCGTCTCTCCTCAACCAGAGTATGTCTTGCACCTCCCCCGAGGCCCCGTCACGCTTATTTGCAGAGCAACCGAGACGTTCAATAGAATTAGGGGCCAGACATTGAGCTACGTACTGGCCGACGAGCTGGACACTTCCCCCATAGAAATTGCACAAAAGGCATCTGAGATGATGCTGGCCCGTCTCCGCGGCGGCACCAAACCCCAGTTGGCGGTTGCCTCCACGCCGGAAGGCTATAAATACTTCTACCGCACCTTCGTTGAGCAGGGGGACCGTGACGACCGGCGTTTAATTAAAGCAAAGACCACCGACAACCCCCACCTGCCGGATGGATTTGTCGAGTCGTTGTTCCGCAATTACGACAGTCAGCTAGTTGCTAGCTACATCAACGGTGAGTTCACCAACCTAGCGAACACGACGGTGTACCACCCCTATGACAGGGACCGCCACTGGTGCGACACGGAGATCGCTCCAGACGACCGCTTATTGATTGGCGTGGACTTTAACGTTTCAGCCTGTTTTACAGAAGTTATTGTCCGGCGTGGGGATGAGTTCCACGTTGTAGCGGAGCATTACCCCAAAGACACCCCAGAGTTGGTGCGTCTGTTGAAAGAAACGTATGCACCGTTTGTCGAGCGAGGAGACTTGGTGGTCATACCCGACGCAGCCTCGCGGCAGCGCACCACCACCAACGCAAGTGAGTCAGACCTCTCTCTGCTTCGTAAGGGGGGCTTTCAACTCAAGGTTCAGTCATCCAACCCGCAGATCGCTGATCGAGTCAACTGCGTAAACGTTTTGCTCCTAGCAGACCGGCTAAAGGTACACAATAAGTGTAAATACCTAATCAAGTCGTTAGAGCAGCAGACCTACGACAAGTCAGGCAAGCCGGCCAAGGGTATTGGGGGTAAAGACGACATCTCTGGTCCCGTAGACAGTCTTGGTTATGCGCTCTCGTATCTGGCTCCTCTCCGGCGCTGGGCAACAGGAGGGTCGCGTTTCAGAACTTACTAGAGATGTTTCCAAAGGAGTCGCTTGTAGATCTTCCACGGCAAATCAGGGGACACCCCAAACTCTCTTGCGAGTGCTGCACTTGATGCGCCTTTACTCATTTCTGAGCGTATGAACAACACCTGATCCGCTGTAAGAACTGCGCGACCGTGAGATTCGCCGCGTGGAACTGACCCCACCGCCTCCCTATCAGCGAGGTTCTTTGTTTGGGTGTCGTAGCGCAGGTTTCCCACACTGTTGTCATGCTGGCCGCCTGGACCGTGACATACCACGTAGTGCGGGCTGGGTCGTGGCCCCAAAAAAGCCTCTGCCACCAGCAGGTGAACGAGCTTTGTGCTCTTTCGGCCGTCTTTGTAGAGGCACACGCTTAAGTAGCGCCCCTTTGACTGAGCAATGGATCGCCCAGGCCGTCGGTAGCTGCCACCTCCTTTAGTGCTGGTCACTTTGTCGGGGGCTCTGACTTCCCCCTGATCTGAAACTTCGTACAGACCTTCGTAGCCGACCACCGGCTTCCATACTTGGTTCATCAGCTCAGCACCTCTGAGTTGGTCACGCGCCAGGGGCTGCAACCCGCTGGCGCTACCACTCTATGCGGTAGCTATCTTACTTAAGTAAGCCTGGCTGCCTTGGCAAAGCGCGACCGGCTCCACCTGAGCCCCCACCAGAACATCGAAACCGGCCGTGATTGGAACGGCCGTTACTTCATCGCTTACTCAGGCGGTGCCAGCGTCTTTATCCGCGACCTCAAGGAGTTGCGGCGGTTCCTGAAGGTCCCCAAGGGGATCCCATCGCGGGAATCGCTGGATAGCTGGTTGGCTTCGCTTGAGGCGATGGACAAGGAGCGTCAGGCCAAGCGAGAGCACCTACCCCAAGCGAGCGAGGGACTTAGCGAGGAGTTATTGGCGACGGGATTCGGCCCTGAGGTTCACGCCTTAGATGAGAGCGACCCGAACTTCGCCACCAAGACGGTTATCTAAGGGCCACTGGAAATCTAGGTGACGCAAGGGATTTGAAGTGGTCGTCAACAACAGCAGCTACCCCCCACAGAGTCTTGGGTCTGCTGGGGTGATGCCGGCAAACACCAACACCGACGATCCGAGCATCGTGTCGAGCCAAGTGTTGGCGATGCGAGGGAATTGGGAGTCCATCGACATCTGCATGGATGGGACGCGGGGACTGCGTGCCAGAAGTCGTGTACTCATCCCGCAAGAACCATCCGAGTCGGATGACGCCTATCAGCGGAGGATCTTCCACGCAACGCTGCCACCATTTCTAAGCCGTCTGGCTTCTCAGGCAGCGGGGATCATCCTGCGAAAGGGCGTCAAGGTTGAAGGTGACGACTACTGGATGAATTGGATCCAGAACGTCTGTGGTGACGGCACCACCCTCGACGAGTACGCCAGACGCCAGTTGGTGACGGCGCTGCTTTACGGGCACAGCAGCACAGTTGTTGACTTCACCAATGACGCCTCACCGCGGACTTTGGCGGAGGAGCGGCAGTCAGGTCGTCGGCCCTACTTAGTGCCAATCCACCCGCGTCAGGTGTTGGGATGGCGCACCACCAACGACAGCGCCAGCAGCGATCTCGCGCAGGTGCGAATCCGTGAGCAGGTGGTGGTCCCCAAGGGTGCTTATGGGGAGGAGTTGGTTGAGCAGATCCGGGTGTTGACCCCTGGTGGCTACGAGGTATGGCGTTCAGCTGCCCTTCCGTACCGCCAGCTGTCGAACTACACGGTGCAGCCATTGCCCTTGCAGTGGGAGCTGGTGGAGTCGGGCTCGACCACGTTGGAGCGCGTTCCAATGGTGACGGTGTATTCCAACCGCACCGGCAATTTGATGAGCACACCTCCGCTGATGGAGGTAGCAGCGCTGAATCTCGCCTATGCGCAGCGTTTCTGCGACCTGCATCACAGCATCCACGTGACCGCCAACCCGATGTTGGTGATGCGGGGCTTTGACCCGGACACCGACAGCCCGATTGGGATCTCAGCCAACACGGCGTTGCTGATGCCAGTGGATGGTGGTGCTGAGTGGATCCAGCCCACAACGGATGCGTTTGAAGCGCAGCTGCGGACGTTGAAAGAGCTGGAAGATCAGATCAGCAGGTTGGGCATCAACACGCTGAGCCAAGCCAACCTCACCAACGCGGCTGCTGAGGCACGCCGTTTGGACCGGGTGGATAGCGACTCGATCATGGCGATGATCTCGCTGGATCTGGAGCGGACGCTGGCCCAGATGTTTGAGATGGCGTCGTCCTACGTCGGGATTGAGCCACCAACGGTGACGATCCCTCGGGATTACGACAACCGGATGCTGAGCGGCAACGAGGTGACGGCGTTGCTGCAGCTCTACATGCAGAACGCGATCAGCCAGCAAACGCTGCTGAAGGTGTTGCAGGACGGCGAGGTCCTACCAATCACCATCGACTTGGATGCCGAGATCAGCCTGACGACCGAGCGGCTACAGGAGCAGCAGGCGATGGAGCGTCTCGCGATGGCCGGTCCTGACATGGCGTTCCAAAACGCCGGCCAGGGCGAATCGCTCGATAGCCAGACCCTGCCGACGCCGATGCGTCCTGGCCGTAACGCCAACTGATGACACCCGACGAGTACCTGCGTGAGTTAGCGCAGGCGATCACGCAGCAGGAAGACCTCAACGACAGAGAGGCCCGCGACGTGCTGTTTGAGTTGGCGCTTCGCATCTATGCGCTGCTGCTGCGGGAGTTACCTGATGGGCGGCTTGAGCGTTATCTGCGTTGGCGGGAACTACGCACCCGCATCACGCTGGAACTTTTGGCGGTCAACGACACGCTTGCCTCACAGTTGTTCAATCGGTTGGCGGCGACTGAACTGCTGGTGAGCGACGTTGTAGGCCGCTACTTCGATTTACCCTCCGGGGCCTCAACTCCCCGTCTCCTCACAGAGGTATTGGACACCACCCAAGTTGTGGGAGTCCCAGTTTCGGGGTTGTTTTTGCGCAACCCACGCACGGGGCTAAGTCCCTTTGTGCTGCAGCTGCTGCAGTTGCTGGAGAAAAGCGTGGTGGGCTCGTTCTTTATGGACCCACCGACCTCGGAGTTGGCAGCAAAGGTGATTGGTGTACGGACTAACGCCGGCCGCCAGGTTCCGGTGGCGTCCAAGGGGACGGTGGCCAACAACTGGCGTGAGCGGGTGCAGTCGATTGTGGCCGCAGCGCTATGGGGAACCGTACAACCTGCGGCCGAGCGAGCCACGGCTAGCGGTGCCGCAACACGCCAACTACTGGAGTGGCGTTGGAACGCGGTATTGGACCCGAAGACTTGTCCGGTGTGTCGTCCGTTGGATGGCCGTATTGAGCAGCAGGTGGACGACTTCCCACAAGGCCCACCACCACTGCACCCGCGGTGTCGTTGTGTCTTGCTCCCAATCTTGGTGTGACCCTTACGTGGGTATTTAGATCGGCAACCTAGATCGTTCTCTCAGCCTTTTGCGTGTCCGAAAACGTAAGTGGTGTTCCTCCCGTGGAGGACACGAGTGCGGCGGTGCCGCCCTCAACCGCGACAGAAGCCACCGACTCTGAAATGCAGCGGCTCAAGGCCAAATTGGACCTTGTGCAGCAGGACAAGTTGAGAGCTGGCGAAACCAACGCCAAGCTCAACACGAAGATCCAAGAGCTGGAAGAGACGGTCAGAGGTCTTACGACCCAACTGAAGACAGGCGAACAGCAACAACTGGAGGGCTCAGGCGAGTACCAAAAGTTGTGGGAGCAATCCAAGGACACCAATAAAGC